GAAATGACAGGGAAAATGATTTCTTGGTAGTTGAATACCATCATGTCCTCGTTTGACCATTGGTCAATCAAGTCATTCAGCATATCAAACGCATCAACTGCTGCGTCTGGAGTTGGCGTTTCACCAGCTTCTAGTGCGCCAATATCTTTTAACGCTCGGCTAATAATGTCTATTGGCTTTGCCATGTTTTATCTCACAGTTCTGGTGTGAAAGTCTGCGGTAGCCAAGGGGCTGGAACAGGCTTTTTTGACAGCGTTTGTAGCTGTTCTGCTAGGCGTGATTTTATGACGTTTTTACCGTCAACGATAGAAGAATCTTCAATCCACTGAGCAATCATTGCTTCTGTCACATCGGCAAATGGCACAGTTCCAGCTTCAGGGAACGACCAGTAGCCTTCAGTCTCAACGGTGTTTTCACCGTCATTGACTGAACACAGGTATTTAGCAGAAGTGATTGCCTCACCATCTGCGTAAATATCTAGGATTTTCCAAACGTAATTCATGCCCAAGGCTTTCCAGTAGCCTTTGATGGGGCTTGTTGTTCAGCAATCTGAGCAGCCAAAGCAGCGTCAATAGCAGCTACTGTGTCTCCACCGATAGCATTCTTCACCCAACCGATAACGGTAGCTTCAGTCAAATCAGCGTAAGGAATCAAGTTCACACCGTCTTCTTTGGTGAAGCTCTGTGTGTTGTAGATAGAGGCTGAGAAGTCACCATCGACCTGTGAGGCAGTCCAATGTGCAACGGTAACGAAACCATCTGCTGTGTCACGGTCTAGATTTGAGATTGTCCAAAGAGTAGTAGTAGTCATATATTAGGCTTCCAGTGATGCGACACGTTGACGAAGAGATTGAATTTCAGCCCACATCACAGGGATAAGAGCAGAGGCGTCCATCTGTTGATATACGGGATTACCGTCAGCATCCACAGCGTCTTTCTCACCTGTGTGTGCGTAGGCGGGAACTTCGTGAGCGATGAACATTGGGCGCTCTTGTGTAGCACCTTTCATCTTACCCATGTAGACAGGAACAGAATCAATCAATGCACCGCTGTTGACAACAGGGCCGTTAATGTCTTTAGCACGGTAGTCTGAGGTTACGTTGTAAGCAACCAAGCCAGCGCCACGGTTATAAGTGATTGACCCGCGAGCAGTTCCAGAACCACCTTCTGTTAAAAATACTTGGAATAAGTTATTCCCTGAAGTCACTGGATTTAAGATGCCAAACGAGTATTGACCTGCACTACCGCCTTTGAAATAAGCAACGTAAGTATCGCCAGTATTTGTAACGCCGAACTTTTCGGTGCTTGTTTGTGAAGTCTGCCCCACCAGCAAGTTACCGCTGGAGTCGATACGGGCGCGTTCTGTGCCGTTTCCAGTTCTGAAGTACTGCGTGTCGGCATCATAGAAGTTTGATGAACCTCCGTTAAAGCCAATCAACAAGCCGCCTAAGTTTGTTCCGCTATTGACTTCAAATTTAGAAACTGTAGAGGTATTTCCAACAACCAAGCGACCACTAGCATCAAGCGTCATTGCTTGGGTGAAGCTGATTGCGTTACCTGCTGTGCCTGAGGCTGCTGTAGAAAACTTAAAAGCGCCATTATCCATGCGCAGTTGTGTGGCGGCAGCGGTGCGTTCATAAACAGGCGTGTCTGACGATGCTTGCGACTTTGTGTTGTATCCGATGTATGGAAAGCCGTTGGAGTTTGCGATACCAAACCCCATTGCATCGTTGCTGCCGTTGTAGCGAACCTGCAACGCATTAAATGCATTATTAGTTGAGTAAATATCCACCTTAGCACTAGGAGTAACTCCCAAGCCTAGGTTGCTACCATCAAACATCAAAGCAGAACCAGTGGTCAGGACTTTAGAGCCGTTTAAGTACGCTACGCCATTGGCTGTGCCGCCTGAATAGGTAACTGAACCAGCCAAAGTAAGGCCAGAAGCCAGCATTGTGCTAGAAACAGTCCCCGTGTCTCCAGTAGTCACCATGTTGCCAGCAACCGCAGGCACGTTAATGTTGAAGGTCGATGCCGTGTTAGGGCCGACCAGATTAACCTGACCGCCTAAAGTTGCTTGAAAAACGAGTTGTCCCATGATGTTTCCTTACGGTGCAATGATTAGCTGTGAGGCTGTCATTGCCCCTGTGCTTGGGTTAAATTTTAACTTTGTTGACGAAACTGTTTGTGGCAAATTGCCTGTCGTGTTACTTACAAATGTAGGGTAAAACGTGGCGTTTGTCGTTGTGTCATCAGTAATCGCCGTGTTTGTGGCATTAGTCGCTGACGTTGCCGTTGTCGCTGTGCTTGCGTTACCCGTCAAAGCACCCACAAAGGTGGTCGATGTGACAGAAACCAAGCCAGCAAACGTTGTCACCGTAGCGCCCAACGCAACAGAAGTTGAACCGATGGTCACGCTTGAGTTTGTCAACGCTGCGTTAGGAATACTGGTCAAACCAGCACCTGAACCGCTGAACTCAGTAGCCGTTAAAACGCCCGTAGACGGATTAAATTGGTACTTGGTGGAGCTAGTGTATTCAGTTGTTAAATTACCGCTTGTAGCGGCTGCAAACAGCGGGTAGCGGGTTGCGTTAGTGGTCGTATCGTCAGTGACGGTAGCGTAAGCCGTTGGAGTTGTCCAAGTAGGCGTTCCAGTACCTTGAGAAGTCAAGACCTGACCACTTGTGCCTGCCAAGCTAAAAGCGTAAGCCGTTCCAGTTCCGTAAGCAATAGCGCCAGCAGTAGGCGTTGCAGTTCCGTTTGTTCCGCCATTGGCAATTGAAACAGGGGCTGAAAGGCTAACTGTTGAGCCTGCGACTGATTGGCTTACAGAAATTCCAGAGCCTGCGGTGATTCGTTGCGTTTTGGAAACGCGAACTTGGACTGAGCCAGCACCGCCAGAACTAGCGTTTGTGACTGCCGCCACCACCACAATAATGCCAGTTGCAGGATAAACATTCGTCATCCCACCGTTTACAGAATCGTAGTAAAGAACGTCACCATCCACAAAAGCAGAAGTGTCAAAGCCTTTTAATGAACCAATGCTTTGAATCAAGCCAAATCCATTTAAGGCGATAGATTCAGCAGCAAGACCAACAAAGTAGTCAGCGTTTGTGATTCCAGCGCCAGCAGGGGCAACCGTAATTTGTGAAGATGCACCCACAACGCCTGTGAAATAGCACAATTCACCTTTAGTAATGGCTGAAGATGCCTTTACATAATAAAACTGGTCTTCACCAACCTTTTGAGTGACGTTTGCAGTCATTCCAATGTTTAAGGTTGTGCCGCCATCCCAATAAATCTTGCCCACAGCCGATGTTGGCGTGGCAGATGTATTAAAAGAAACAGAATCAAATGCCGACCATTCGCCACTTACAGTTGGAGCAGCCGCCAAAACAATGCTTCCAGAGCCTGTTGTTGCGTTGCTTGATGCCGCAGTCAATTGACCTTGTGCATTGACTGTAAAGCTGCCGTAGGTATAGGAATTAGCCGTAACGCCCGTGTTAGCAATCGCAGCAGTCACAGCCGCAGAGCCATCGTAAGACGTACCTGACAAGCCTGTTCCAAGCGTCAAAGCGTTTGGATTGACAGCGGTAATCGTGGCAGATGCGCCTAACGCAATTGACGTTCCGTTTACCGTGATTGAACTGTTTGTCAGACCAGTGTTAGGAATACCAGTGAAGTTTGTACCTGTAAAGGTAGGCGCAGCACCAGAAGCAACTGATTGGTCTAGCGAGTAGCTTGCGTTCCAAGTCAGCGTGTTTGCGCCGTTGTTTACGCCTGTGCCACCATAGGTGGGGCTGACCAAACCACTTGTGATTTGTGTGCCAGCAATTGCAATGTCTTGGTCTGTCAGGCTGGTCAATTGACCTTGAGCGTTTACCGCAGCCGTGACAGTCTTTGACGCAGAACCTTTTGTCGCAGCCGTAACGCCAGTATCGGTGATGCTGAACGTATTAGCCGATAAGGACAATCCTGTGCCAGCGTAGTAAGTGCTGTTACCCGCAAACTGAACAAACGTGATTGCGGTGACGTTAATCGTGCCAGTTTCGGCAGATGTAGACACCCAAGCTGTTTGGGCTTGACCGCCATTCAAAATAACGGTGTAAGCGCCAGGCACTTCAGACCACACATCCATGTCGGTTGCGCGTGTCCAAGCACTTGAACCAGCAACATAAATGCCGTTTTCAGACGATGTGCTTTGATTCTTGACCAAAACCCTGTCACCAGCCAATGTGGTGTAAGTGTCAATGTTCTGCAAGCCTGACAACGTGATGTTGGCAGTTGTAGCGCATTTAACAGCTTGTTTAGGGTTTAAACCTTGAGCAACGGCATCAACATACGCTTTGTTGGCAATGTTAGTGTTACCAGTTGGCGCGGTCGAAATCGTGCCAGTTGTGGTTGAGACATTGGTAAACACGCCAGTTGAAGGCGTAGTAGCACCGATTGTTGTTGAATCAATGGTGCTGTTGGTGATGTGCAACCCAGATTGGTCTGGGTTCACAGTCGCATAAAACGGCTGTCCCTGACCAATGAAGGTTTGAAATTCACCGTCAACAGAAAAATACGCCTGAACAGGCAATAAATTCTGGTTTTCGGATTCGGCAGGTTCAGCCATGAATCACCTTAAAAAGCGATTGGTGTAACGTAAACGATAGAAGGACCAGCAGCAGAACCAATCATTCGTACATAAGTAGGAGTGGTTGGAACGCCAAACATGATTGCATCAGTCATCAAAGGTGGCAACACAAAGTCACCAGTGTTTGTACCGCTTACTGGCAGCACAGGAGCGCCAACACCAGTAGGGCCAAATTTAACAGCAACGCTGGTTGCGCCAGTGTTAATCAAGGACACAAAGTTACATTGAATGTTGGGGTCGTTGTTGACCAAGCGTTCTGTGGTAGCGGTTGCGCCAGCAGATACTGCAACTGTTGGGCCGACTACGCGGAAAGGAGTAGACATAAATTTTCCTTTGCAAAGATGTGCGGATTTTACCTATTTCTCAAGTATTTTCCTAGGTTGCCCTGAAAGATTTTATAGCCCACATGACCCATTTCAATTTCAGGGTCTACCCACACTTGACCACCAATTTTGCGCCAACGGATGCAAAAACTGTAATCCTCACCCCATTTGTAACCTTCTTCACAAACGTGGTCAAACAATGGATAAAACTGTTTGTCGCGTTCTGCGGTGTAGAAATGACGTTCTGGGTATTCAGCAATCATGCGTTCAATACAGTTTCGGCTTATCTTCATAAACCCTGTTGGCACAGATTTGACTTCCAAAAGCATAGTTTCAGGGTCAGCCCACAACTCTTTCTTGTCAAGGTAATGCAATGGGTAGCTGATTGGGTCACGCCTTGCAGGGTAGACACCAGCCACCAAATCCACGTTAGCGTCAACTAACTTGAGCAACGCGCCAGCTTGCCAGCTCACATCCGAATCAATGAAGATTAGTTCATCACAGTCAGATTCCCAAAAGCGGGTGGCAATCACACCACGGCTGTCAGCAATCAAGGCATTACCAATGTCATCGACCAATGTGAACTTGTCGCCCCTTTTGACCAGTTCAATCGTGTCGTTGATTAGAGAACGCATTGTTCCCATGTGAACCACGCCCGTGTATGCGGGAATGGCAATCATTATGTGTTTCATTCTTTTTCCTTCACAAAAAGAAACGCCACCCGATTTTACTCAGGTGGCGTAAAGGGCAACTACAAAAATTAAGCTGTCAAGCCAACGTTTTGCAGTGCTGTGATGATAGCGTTAGTTGCAGCAACAAACTCAGCAGTAGTTGGGGCAGCGGTCAATGCGGTGATTGCGTCTGCTTGTGCAACTGGAGTAGTGCCGTAAAAACCGACTTCACCACCGTCAACACCGAGCAAAACGCCATCGCTGGCGTTGCCGTTCAACAGATAGTTTGCGGTTTGGGTGGATGCTGGGCCTGGATTAGACATGATGTTTTCCTTAAAAAGAGTTTAAAAAACGGGGGTGTTTAGCCCCCATTCTTGATTAGCTGGCAACGCGGCAAGCCAATTCAGGGTACAGAGGAGCCCAACCATACAACACATCCAAACGAGTTGGGATGCTGTCGTTGTTGATGGTGTACTGACGCACAACACGCATTGACAAACCGATTTCCTTGTCGCTTGCACGA